GTGTTACTGCCAGCACATGCATGACCGAGAATGGATACGAGCTGGAGTTACACCAGGATGCTGCTGTAGGACCACCATCGCCGAGAGTCAAGCTCTTGACAAATTCAGTAGACGGATTGTAGTTTGGAGGCAATGCGCCAACCACACTGTCAAGAGGACTCAGGATCTCGCCTTCAGATCCTGTGGGAATCACAGGCAACAGGCTAGGGTACGGGCCAGATCCGTACTTTTCAAACCAGATGCCTTCACGTTTGGGCCCGGCTACCATGCTGGCAGCTCTGGCAAACTCAGGTTTAAAGTATGGTGCAATTGGATCAGCAACATAGCCAGCTGCTAGATCGTCCCAGAGCACCAAGTTATCATCGGTATAAGGTGCAGGACCGTAGGTGTCCTGCCACCATGTGGGTTCTACGCTGATGCCCAGCATTTCCCAAGGAGTCAAACTTGGTTGTTGAGTGTCGTAGTAGTATCGATAGATACCGCGCCAGGCGCCCAGCAAATTTTGTTTGTCCAGTCGACTTTGTGCCCGGCTGTAGTTCCAGGTAAGTTCGTTGTCAGCTCTGTAATTTTGTTGTCCGTAGTCCAGCTTGTTCCATCCGCAATAGCTCAAGAAGTCGGTGGCAAAAATAGTATTGATTTCTTCAAAACTGTAGCCAGTTGAACGGAACTGGCCAGGCAGCACATCTTCCACTGTGAGTGGCACAGGATTACCATCCAGTTTCAGATTGTTGTAGATTCTTGTTTCAAATTCCAGCAGCACCGCATCACGGATGTCACCAAACACTGGAGTGGTACTACCGTCATGTCCTAGTACAAAATTACTAGTGCCAGTACTGGTCACTTGTGGTATGACTGCTGGTTTCCAGGCAGGATACAACCCCAGTTTGGTTGGAGTGTTGGGCACAAATGTGCCGTAGGTGTCTGAGTATTCATTGATGGTCACTGTGTCACCAATGACCAACGTGCTCAATATTGTGATACGTGGTCCGTCAACTGCCACAGTGTAATCAACCCCACGGGTCAACAACTGATCATTTAGATATACCAACAGGCCAAGATAATTTGCTGAAGTATAGGTGTACACCTGCACCGTATCAAACACCTGCGTGGTAATAAAACTCACATTGTAGGAGTTGCTGTATGTGATAACGCCAGCTGGCAGCATGTCACTCCAGTAAAAGGGTTGATTGTCAAGTTTACCCAGTGTCACTGATTGTATTGCTGTGTCTAGCACTTGTGCTGTGGTGTCAAATCCAATGTTTTGAGACAACACAGCGTCTAGCATTTGTGCTTTGAATTTGATATACTCGCGACTGTTGTATTGCAGCGATGCAAAAATATTGTAGTCTGGGCTGCGCATAAAGTAGCCGGCCAGAGTCAGCGGCGCACTTTGTTGTAAAATGACTAGGCCGTAAGGAACAATGTCTCCAAGGTCGCGGGTGTTGTTGGCACCGTTGACAGGGCCAGTCAGAGTTGTCAAGTTTTCGCAGATACTCTGATAGTGAGTGCGAATTGTGCCCAGAGTAAATGAATTTGAATTGGCATTGAGCGGATTTGATTCAAGGTTGTTTGGCACCTGATAAAATGCCACCTTGCTGGTTTGATCACTCAGTACCAGCACCTCAATGATATCTCCAAGCACATAAGTGCCTGTCAAGGTAATTGTGGTGCTGTCTGCTGTGGTTACATAAGAGTAAGTGGCAGGATCCTGGAATATGCTACCAACATATATTTTGATTACCGGAACCGCAATGGAAGTTTGCGCAGTCAGTGCCACGTCAAGTTTGAGTGTGGTAGCAGAGTAGGAGAATTTGAACTGCTGATAGATTTGTTGTTCTACCGCGGCAGTTTGCCATCCAATCAGCTTGTTGTATGTCAGGCGAGAACTGTATTCTCTGGCTGAGCCAGAACTGATGTCGTTGGTTACGCTCACATTGTCCACAACATACAAGAACGTATCCCGGTACAAATTGTTATCAAATACAATATCGCCCACGTTGTTGATATTCAAATACTGCAATGGGAATTGCAATATTGGATCTAGTATTGAAGTATTACCAACTGCATAGCTGAACAATTTACTACCACTAAATGTAGTTGACTGATATTTGACGCCATCACCAAAGCTGACTCCGTCAACGTCGTAGATGTTGAACAATGGCGCTTGTTGAACAGCAGTTTTTTGTTGTGCTTGTATCCATTCTACTCCGTCATACCAAAAGGTCAATCCGGCCAGATCAGTGCCGTTGATACAGACAGCCGATTGATCTATTAGAACGTCTCCATCCTGTGCCAGGGTCAACACAATAATAGGTTGTGCAATCAGTGGTGGCACAGTGTCAGGTGTGACAAAACTCACAACATAAATTTTATTTCGAACAGCACTGTCTTCATCTGCTGCAAATATTACCCGTGTGCCTTCGACAAAAGTGTAGCCATCAACACTGTAACTGGTTGAGCCTTCAATGTTTGAGAATGCATCTGTTTCTTCAAAGTCAACAATATCCACAGGTGCTTTACCTTGTGTGCCCATGTTCCAGAGTCTAATGCCAGGACGGAATTGAATAATTGGTCGCTTGGCACGATAGTTGTTGTCAAATACCGCAGTGGTGTTGTTGTATGCTGCGGTAGCATTGATAACGTCAACATGGAACCAGCGATTGCTGCGTGTCCATGCATTCAGGTCTTTGCTGGCACGATCAATTGTGAGATAGTCTAGATCCGTGGGTTCTACCAGTGCAGTATCAGGATCTTCATCTTGAACGTAAAGTTCAGGCGTGACAAAATCTGTGACTGGCAAGAGTTCAATTG